ATGCTGACCGATACAAAACTAAGAAGTTTAAAGCCACAAGACAAGCTTTATAAAGTGTCTGACAGAGATGGTTTATACGTTGCAGTGACAAAAAGTGGTGTTATTTCATTTAGATATGATTATCGTTTTAATGGAAGGAGAGAAACGGTTACTTTTGGTCGATACAGTGCTGACGGTATCACGCTTGCAGAAGCAAGAGCTGAATTAATTGAAGCAAAAAGGCTGCTAAACGCAGGCATATCGCCAGCTTCAAAGAAGCGTGACGGTATTGAGAGTAAAAAAATAGGGACGGTATTCAAAGACTATACCGTCAATTTCCTTAATGATGCTCAATATGCTGACTCTACAAGGGCCATGAAAGAAGCAATTATTGAAAAAGAAATCTATCCTGTATTCGGCAAGCTTCAACTAGAAGAGATCACCACACCAAGGCTTAGAGCATTGTGTGAAAAGATAAAAGATAGGGGCGCAAAAGCGACCGCATTACAAGTACGTGAGATTGTTGGCTCAGTTTTTACTTATGCCATAGATAGAGGTTATGAAATTAGTAACCCAGCAGATGCAATAAAAGCGTCTTCCATAGGGACTTTTCAGGCACGAGAAAGGGCAATGTCACCGAAAGAAATCGGTATCTTATTTCGTGAACTAGAAAACTATAGTTGTTATCCAACCTTAAAATTGGCTGTTAAATTTGTATTGCTAACATTAGTCAGAAAGTCTGAGTTTATTCACGCTACATGGGATGAAATAGACTTTAAAAATAGGCAATGGGTGATCCCTAAAGGGCGAATGAAAGGGAGAAAAGAGCATGTTATTTATCTCTCTGATCAAGCAATGGATATCCTCACCGGTATGAAAGTCTGCGCTATGGGGAGCGATTACTTAATGCCTGGTCGATATGATATTAAAAAAACACTTTCTAATGCTGCATTGAATAACGTGATTGATGGCACCGTAAAACGTATCAATGAAAAAGGTATTGAGTTCGAACCGGTTACTGTTCACGATTTACGACGCACGGCAAGCACGCTATTGCACGAAGCAGGTTATAACTCAGATTGGATAGAGAAATGTTTAGCACACGTTCAAAATGGCGTTAGAGCCGTTTACAACAAAGCTGAATATGCTGAACAGCGTAGGAAGATGTTACAAGAGTGGGCTGATATGGTAGATGAATGGATAAAAGAGAAAGATTAACGCTCAGTCATTCTTCGCCAAGTGTTTTATAAGCAAGTAGTGATGATAGATAAAGCACACCAACAACAGGCCAGATTGTTGAGTAAAACAGTCTGGCCACAATATCTTTTATATTGTCGCTTTCGTGCTTAGATTCTGAAAACAGATATCCAGCAAGCCATAAGTACACGGCTAATAATGTGAGTACAATAATCATTATCCGTTTTTCCTTTTGTACTGAGCGTGATCATCCCCACACTCTTTAGAACAGTAAGCGCTGTTCTCTGTTACTGGCTCTTCACGACACCAGATACAAAACCCAGTTAAGCTTTTTGCTGGTGGCTCTCTGTTTGCTAATGCGGTATTGATTTGTAGATCCGTTAAGTCATTAGCATCATCTGCGATATCAGGCATATTTATTCCTTACAAATAAAATGAGAATTGATAAGTTCGATACTGTTGTTAGGACATTGATTGCCCCATGCATCCCAACCTTGTGACATGTCACGAGCGAATAGCTCAATGCGATTTACATCACCGTACAACTGTTCAAGACGGTTTTTTACTTCCCACGGTTTTTCGCTATGTTCACCTAAACAACTAAATACGATTTGCTTAACGCTAGCACTAATGCGCTGTAATCCATTACCTCGAGTAGCGATTAAAACATCTTCACTATTGGCTCTGGTGTAGTTTCCCCCATTCATTTTTGTTTCAGCATCTAATAGTTCAAACAGGTCGTGATAATCAAATAACTCGCTGTTTTGAATGGACTTATTAATTCGTTGCCATGCTAAAGGGTTAAACTTAACCCATGTAAAAGCTTTCATTGTGCGGACTTTAAAGCCCCACGCTTCGGCTAATTTAATAGCCTCGAGTACAAAATTACCTGTATACCACATGGCAAGAACTGCATTGTCAGATGCAATAGAATGAATAGGGATATGAGTTAAATTGAAGAGGGAGGTTGTTGGATAATGATTTTTAGCAGCACCGTTTGAAACTTTATTTTTGTAATTCCACGGAGGATCACAATAGATAAGGTCGTATTTTTTCATTCGTTCCCTTTATAAAATGCTATCCAGTGTGTTTTATCGTTTTTCCCCACACACTGAACAGCAGTTGGTTTTTCATTAGTTAAAGATAATATTAGTTAAAGATAATATTTGTTTAACGGGTATTTGAGTTTCATTCCATTTGAACAGCAATGTTCCTCCAGGTCTAAGCACTCTAAATGCTTCACTAAACCCTTTACTTAAATCTTCTCTCCATGAGTCTTTATTTAACGAACCATATTTTTTAAACATCCAGCTATTCTTACCAACCCTAATTAAATGAGGTGGGTCAAATAGTACTTGATAAAAAGTATTATCTGGTAATGGAAGCTTTTTAAAATCAGAAATAATATCTGGTGTTATATTTAAAATTCTTCCATCACATAAAATATGTTCTTCAGCTCTAATATCATTAAATAAAACTCGGTCGTCTTGTTTATCAAAATAAAACATGCGAGAGCCACAACACATATCAAGTATTTGTTTCATTCTCTTCCTCTTTAATCATTACCAATAAACCATGACAGCCGTTGCTAAAAATGCACCTTTAACATCTTTGCTTGATTCATGGTAATACGCTGAATAACCAGGCTTAGGTACCGCTTTAAAGTAACAAATTTTGACATCATCGTATTTTTCCCAAAATTTACGGTCGCTCTTATCTATTTCCCCAGACTCAATGGCTGAATTAATCACCTCGTTGGCGGTATGCTCCCCTTTCATTAGTAGCGTTTGAATACTATCGTTGCCAATTCGTATAATTGATGGATGTTTCATATTCATTCCTCTTATTGCATCCCTGCGAGTTAAATTGTTCTGTTTGTTGCGCTAACTCATATGCATAATTAACGTAGTCTTGCTCTACGGCGTAAAATGTTCCATATCCTTGGTATTCGCATTCCTCGCAATTACTGTGTATAGCAATAATTGCCTGTCTCAACTTCTTGTTTTCTTCTTGTAACTGTTCAATAGTCATATCTATCTCCTGTCCGTTATTAACTATAGATACTCAAGTTCCCACGTAGGGTGATAGATATCTGCATAATCATCGCCATCCATTTTTATTTTCAGGCTAGCTGAGTGAACTCCAACTATTGTCCCTTCTTTTGAGCCATTACCGAATGTATATCGAACACGGTCGCCCTTTTTGATATTTAAACCGTAGGTTTTGTTTATGTAATCGAACATATATATATCTCCTGTTTGCATCCTTGCACTGAGTAATGGTTATATCCTTTGGTTAAACGGGTAGGGTGGTTATCTGGTGTTGGTGCAGAGGATTACTTGTGTTCGAGAGCGTTTTGATGCTTGGCTGTCATTACAACCATCTCAGCGAATTTATCTGAGACATTTTTTCGAATTCCAGCGTTGACAGCTTCTGTGATTTGTCGATCAATATCCTTATTGATACCTTTTAATTTTTCCTGAACGACATCTTTAACTCGTTTGTCTGTTAGCCATGTAATTAATCGTGTCCCACCTCCATAACCATCGGTAAAACTTCCGTTATCATTAACTTTCTTCTCCAGAAGATTATCAAAGGTTCGTTTAATAAGGTCGGTGATTGAAAGGCAATCTTGCACATCACCCCATTTATCGGTAATAGTTACTTCTTTTTCTAGCCACTCATCGGCAAATGTAATCGCTTTTTTCTCAATTGCTTTTTTCGCAGCTGTGATAGAATCATTGATGGCTTGATTTATTTGTTCTGATGCTTTCTTTTCTACTTTATCCAAACACTGCTTGGAAATTGCACTTTTTACACCCTGTATAATTTGATGTTTAACTTCTTCATCAATGTTTCCATCTTCTTCTAACCAATCTAAATCTACTGTGATATTCAATTTCATAATTAATTCCTTATAAAAAACAGTGTTTAAGTATTGCTCACAAACTGCCCAGCTTCATTACGCTTACGTTCGGTGTAACACTTGGGTGTCTCTCTTGATTTAGCTTTCTTATCTATCCATTCATATACTTCATGAGCCTCCCATGCCACGCAACGCACCGACAAATACATACGCTTTGGAAAATCACCTTTCTTCTCTAAGGTGCGAATAGTTGAGCGAGAAAGTCCTGTTAGCTTTAAAACAGCAGGCATACGGATAGGGTTGGTAGGTAATTTAATATTCATATTTAAACTCCTTGCGGAGCTGTATCGCTCCGCTTTAAATAGGATCACTGGTATTCAGGGCGAATATCATCAAGCGTGATAGAGAAAGATTCGTATAACTCATCACCGAGTTTTCTTTTGCTTGATCTAAGTAGTTTGTCTACTTTTTCAAATGCTTCTGTGGCTTCTGGTGAGCCAGATTCAGGAAGTGAGTTGATAGAAGCTTCTAGGGCATTACGTGCATCAATGCGGTGGTATACCTGTACTGCTTTATTTTTTAATTCAGTAAATAGGTTGATCCCCATTTCATTTTTTAAGTTCTCAATTTCTGCACGAATATTTTTAGCTTCTTCGACAGTTTGAACATCATCAATAGCTAATCTAAAGGCTTGTGCATCGAACTTAGGTATAAACTCGCCTTGAGTCTCTTTTACCGGTTCAGCATTGATTGGCTGTTGCTGATTGGTGATTTCATTAATGCTTACACGTTCTTTCGGTGGGGTGATGTCTTTAATCGGGCGATCTTCAAGTTCTTCTGGCGTATACACACCAAGAATAACTTCAGGGCAATAAAGACGGGCCCAATATTTTACAGCAAGATAAGCTAACTGCTGTTTTGGGTTTGTTGACCAGAGAGGGGAATTGCGAGTAACGACACTAGATAGGTAAATTTTCTCTCCCCACGTAATTTCACTTTCACCGCGAAGAATTGCTCCTACACGTATCCATAAACCATGCTCATCTGCATCAGTCCAATCACGAACACGAAATGAATACTCTTTACCGTTTCGTTGTTTTGTGATTTCTTTGCTTTTGGTTAGTTTCTCCCAACCAGTTTCGCTATATTCATAATGGAAGCGCCCTTGAATAGCTGTTGAGCTTGATACTAAGGCATTTACCAATTGTGCTTCATACCCAAGAACGCCATTAACGGTATAGGTTTTCTGAGCCACAACAAATGGGTTCATATCCCATTGCATCGCCTGCATAACAATCGCTAGACAGTCTGAAGCATTATCGCGCAAATGTTCGGGTACCGTAATTTTCCCTTTAGCCATTATTTTTGAAAACTCAATTAGGCTACTTAACTTATCTGGGTTGAATACTGCTAAGTTGTTACTCTGATCAATAGTGGCTACTTCTGACATAATATTTACTCCAAGCGTGCACCTGATTGTTCAAGCGCAGTTTTATTAAGCGACTTCGTTTTGCAGTTCTTCTAACTTTCTCTGCTCAAAGTCAGTGATACCGATAGTGAGAGTAGTGGTGATAGGCGCTGGCCAATATCCTGTACCCATAGCTTCACGGATATCACGCAGAGTCTTTTTGTACTCAGCGCGACCCAGTTCAAGTAATTCAGGAGAGGCTTCAACGATAGCGACCCAGTGGTAATGCTCGTCTTTGTTAACGAATATCCAGAAGAACTGATCCAGCATTGCCACATCACAATACATAGCTGCACTGATGTGATAATCGCGATTAATGATTTCTCTGCGGATCATGGTTTCAATGGCATCTTGTTTAAATCGACCAAGTGCTACTGATTTGAGGTCAAAACCTAATCTGTTATTTTCTGTTTGAATTTCGATATCAGGACGAACTCGAATTTCAAGGCCGGTATCTTCATCAATGCCGTAGTAACTCACTTCTGATACGCGGTTAGGGTGGTTTAATAAACTGGATGCTTCTTTGTGGTTCATAACAGCGTTACGCATGTTATTTGCCATTTCATAGTCAACGGTTTGAACATGAATTTTTGAATCGTCACTAAGCCATTGGCTAATGATTTCATCTTCAAATACAGCATCAGGGTTCACTTCTTTAATAACCTGCATGAGGTCATCTTTTTTGACGGGTTTTCTAAGTGGCTCAGGTTTATTTGTTTCTGCCAAATATAATTCAGGATTGATGTGGTGGTATATCTGCTCAAGTAATGCATCTGTATTACCTGAGGTTTTCAATGGTGTTGGCAAAGTATCGTTATAGGCTTTGATACAGGCTTTCATTGCTGCACCAGTAAATTTCCCATCTTCAGGGATGGTTTTAAATTCATCGGGCAACTGCATGTATATCTGACCTAGCTCTTCGGCTTTTCCGCTGGTGGAAAGTTGCGGTGTCAGAGTGGCATTATGTTCTTCAATAATTGCTTTTAACTCATCTTGTGAAAGCTTTTTAGGCAACTTATTGTTGTATTCGTCAATCCATGACTTCATTGTTTCCGTTGTTGTAAAGGCACTTTCTGGAATAATTGGCTTAACACTGAATTCAGCATCAAACTTTTCAGGTTCCATTGTTAATGTGTGAAATGCACTACCTAAGTCGAAACAACGCTTATTTTCACGCTCAATAACTTTTGTTACATGGCGTAACTCGTAATACATCAAACTAATACGAGCATCTTTTAGCATCGAACTACTGATGCCGTTTGAACTGTGATACACCTCGTTAGGAATATCGGGATAACGACCAGGTTCAAAATAAGCAGGTTGGTCATTTTCTTCCTGTGGAATATCTTCCTTCTTCTCATATTGACCGTTTTGGTTATCTTTACTGGCGTTAAAAATCACCTCTTCCTGAGGTACTTCCTTTTTTTCTACCTCATTTGAGGTGGTTTTTGGATTTGTTAATGAGTTAAAGTGATTAACTCTATGACGAACGCTACGCATATCAGGGTTATCAATAAATGACATAATAGCGTTAATGATTTGCTCTTCACTGAGTTCACTGCTGATATTAGGAACCAATGAAAGTGCAAGTAGCGTGATATTAATAAAGTGGTCATATTGCTTAAACTCTTCTTTTTCAATATCACCGTTGATATGAGCTGTTAGCATATCTACTTGTTCGCTATCAGTAATATCTTGGTTAAGTAAAAGAGCTTTTGCAATCAACACATTTAAGTGCTTAGTGTCTGACATTTTGTTTACCTACTAATTGTTCTGTTTGTAATGCGAGCTTTCTTACATAAGCCCACTCAATACCGGCTTTAAAATTGTCAAATGACTGTGACTCATTTAAGCCAGATAAGGTAAATACATGCTTACCGTCTTTGATATAAAAGATCATGACTAATCACCAAATTGGTTATGTCTGAGCGCATTAAAAAATCAGTCTCTTTTATCCATATTGTTAAAGAGCAAATTAACCGTATTGGTTAACTTATACTTTTAATCATAACCATAAATTAACCATTGTCAACCGTAAAAAACAAATAAATCACCAATATGGTTATGTTTATTTTTATCACTATGAAATTTAATGATTTATTAAGAGTAAAAAGAAGCCAGTATATGACTTCTTTTTAATGGAAAGGGTTAGTCGTGGGAGATAGGCTGGTTTTTATTAATGATAAATTCAATGAAATTTTCAATAGCGGCTTGTTCGCTGGCAGGAAGTTTTGAATAGGCTCTTCTATCATAGTTAATAGTGCCTTTATCATTTTTAGGGATCAGTAGTTCATAGGCTTGGCGGCCCATTGCTTTTGCAATAGCATCAATGCTTTCAGCGGTGGCGCTGGCTTCACAATTGATAATGCGGTTAACTGTTGATTGTGCAAGCCCTGAATCGACAGAAAGCTTAACTCTTGATTTTATTCCATCGTTTAACATAAATGTTGTGATGTTATCTGAGAGTATTTTTCCGATCTCGGTCGGAATATATTCTTCTTTTTCTGACTCCGCATGACCTTCTTTTAAATGGTCTACATCCATCCAATATTTACTAATTCTAGTCACATATTCAATTTTACGTGACATTGGATCGGTGAGTTCACGATGACTTTTTAAATCTTTTGGTGATAGGTAACGAGAGATCATACTTGGTGCTACGCCTAACGCATCAGCCAATAGTTTTTGTTTGCCGTTGTAGTAGCGTTCAATAATATAAATCAGGTTATCTTTTCTAATTTCAGCAATGCTTTTCATTTCTCCAAGTCCTTTGGTGTCTATTCTTTATACAAATTTGATTAAGTTATGGTGTATTAAACAAACAAATAACCCTTTTGGTAAAGTACCTAAACGGTTACTATTATTTATTGGTTAATCAAATTGGTGAAATTATGGAAGTTTTCGACTTTAAAAAATTTTGGAATAGCTTAACGATTAAGCAAAGAGAAGCATTTTCTCAAAGAACGGGGTATAGCCAATTGTATCTATCACATCAGCTACGCTATGCAAAACGTAAGCCTTCACTAAGTAAACTCAATAAGTTATATGATATTTGTATTGAATTCGGTGCAGATACAACCAGAGAGCAATTAATCAATTTCTTTATTCGATAACAATTCAAAGGCTATTTATTGATAAGGATCACTTCGGTGGTCCTTAATTTTTTATTGATAACCAATAAGTCTTTTTAGGTTGATATATTTTAAAATAACGGATAGCATTTGCACATACACATAATCAAATGAGGTTGAAATGGAGATTATTAGTCGAAAAGAAGCTGCTTCAAAAGGGCTTGGAAAATTTTTTACAGGTAAGAAATGCAAGAACGGTCATGTTGCTGAACGTTATGTTTGTAATGGTGTTTGCGTTAAATGCAACTTTGAAAATTCAACAGTCTATCGCTCTGTGTTAAAGCAATTAATTAACAGCGCTAAGTGAATGGTGTTTTATGCGTGACTATGGAAAAGTTTCCCCACAATTTTGGATAGGAAAAACAGGTAAGGAAATAAGAGAAAAAGGGCATGAAGCACTTATTGTCTCTATGTACTTATTAACCAATCCTCACGCCAATATGATCGGAATGTATTACCTACCTATTATCTATATGGCGCACGAAACAGGGCTAGGTTTAGAAGGGGCTTCTAAGGGGCTTCTAAGGTGCATTGAAGCAGGTTTTTGCCACTATGATGAGGATGCTGAAGTTGTTTGGGTGATCGAGATGGCAAAATATCAAATAGCATCATCTTTGAAGCCATCAGATAACCGGTGTATCGGTATACAAAGAGAGTATGACTCTCAGCCTAAAAATCAATTTCTATCAATGTTTTATGATAAGTATAAAGATGCTTTTAATTTAAGTTCTGCAAGAGAATCATCGATAAAAAATGAAAGGGGCTTGGAAGGGGCTTTGAAGACCCTACGAAGCCAAGAACAGGAGCAGGAACAAGAACAAGATATAAAACCCCCTAAATCCCCCTTGAAAAAAAAGTCGGTACAAAAGCGAGGTTTTAATATCTTGGAAGAAAAAATACCTGATTGGCTAAATCCTGAAGTTTGGGAGAAGTGGATTGAGTACCGAAAGGAAATCAAGCACCCGATAAAATCGAAACAAACGTTCAGTGGACAAATAAAATTACTCACTGAGTGTTATGAGTTAGGTTTTTCACCTGAAGAAATAATTAGCAAAACCATTACCAATGGCTGGCAAGGACTATTCAAACCAAACGTTTCACCACCACAACGGATCATTCAACCTCAAAAGAACGATGAGTTTATACCGGAGGACTTCTGATGACTGTATCATCAACCTTAGCAAGGCTAAAGCGAATAATGCCTGAGCATATTAAACCTAAATTTACTACTTCTGCTGAATTAATGGCATGGCAACGAGAGCAGGGTGAAATTGATTCAATGAGGATCGCAAATGAAAACCGAGTAGCTCGTTTAAATAAAATCATGGGTAGATCAGGTATTAGCCCATTACACCAAAATTGTTCATTCGATAATTATGACGTTACATGTGAAGACCAACAAAGAGCGTTGTACAAAGCTAAGAAATACGCTGAGCAATTTGGTAAATCATTTGGTGGGTTCATTTTCAGTGGTAATCCTGGTACTGGGAAAAATCATTTAGCGTCAGCCATAGGCAACCACATTATCCAAAAAGGGAAAAGTATTCTGATCGCTACACTGCCTGACATAATGATGAAGGTTCGTGAAACCTATCAAAAGGATGCTAAAACAACAGAGTCAAAACTGATAGATGATCTGTGTGATGTTGATTTGCTAGTGCTTGATGATGTGGGTGTGCAACGTGGAAACCTCAATGAGGAATTAATTATATTTCAAGTAGTGGATCGAAGACTAGCAAACAAAAAGCCTGTTGGAGTGCTTACAAACCTAAATTATACCCAATTATCCAAAGTGTTGGATGAGCGAGTAATAGATCGACTCAGAATGGGAAATCCAACAACGATAAATTTCACATGGCAAAGCTATCGGCGTTTAGTTAAGTAATTTCGTAAACTAAAAATCGAATAGGGGTTATTGGATATCTAAATCCTTAGCGTAATAAACACTGGTGAGTTTTATTTGTTGTAGGTATGGATTGGGTTTCTGAGTAGTGAAAACAGCGTATAGACGATTTGAGAGCGTTTTAAGTAGGTATGAGTTTAATTAAAAACTCTGTTTTTTTATACTTGAAAACATAACCAAATTGGATGTATTAACCATAATGATTAATCTATTAAGGGTTATCGTATATGAAATTTATGCAGGATTTAGTTGTTGATATTTTACGTGACAATAAAAAACCATTGTCAGTTAACGAGATAACGGCAATTGCTTCTGATCTCAAGGGAAAGAAGAACCGCTCAACAACCAATTATGCACTGATTAAATTGATTGAAAGCTCCGTTGTAGAACGCAAAGCGGTAGTCGGCATTGGGTATGTCTACAAACTAACGCCTGATTACATGGAGCGCCTACGTGAATTAGATATCAAAAAAGAAGCATCTCTAATGACCAAGAAGCCAGCAAAACCTACGGATAAGCATGTTATCTGTCAGAAAGGTTCACTAACCTACGTCAGAAAGAGCTTACCACCGTTACAGCATGGAAAGATTGCTGATATTCATAACCGTATGAACGCAATGCTGGTGGCGGTACGCGCATGAAACAGCAAATTTATTATATCAATCCTGTACCAAAGCCACGTATGACACAGCGTGACGCATGGAAGAAAAGGCCCGTTGTCGTTAAGTACCACACTTTTTGTGACGAGATGAGAGCTAACCGTTTTACGTTACCGGAAAGTGGTGCTCACCTAACGTTTGTTATTCCTATGCCTAAATCATGGAGCAAGAAAAAACGCATTGAGATGAATGGTAAACCCCACCAGCAACGTCCTGATGTCGATAATCTGATTAAAGCCGTTATGGACGCCATATTTGATGAAGATTGCAGGGTGTGGAATATCAGCGCGTCAAAGCTTTGGGGTGAAAAGGGAAAGATAGGAGTAACGTTACCTGAAAATACAGAAAATCATGAACTTATTACCATTCGTTAAGTTCGTGACTGAGTTAATTAATCGTTGAATGAGTTTGGGAAGAAATTATGAGCAATGAACTTAAAGATAAAAAATATACATTACATCCAGTTATATCAGCAAAAAATGAAACCTTAACACTGCGAGACCTGTTCGCCATGTCTGCTATGCAGGGGATTTTGTCCAACGAAGACATGATTGCAGGTGTGATTAAAGAGTCTGCCGAGTGGGTGTCGAGAGAGGCTTACATCATGGCTGATGCAATGTTGTTTTCTAGAGATAAATAATCGTGATATGTCACGTAAGATGACTTTTAGATAAAACTACATTATCAATGCTATTTGAATTACGCCACTGTTAAAGTGGCATAATAATTTAATCATTTACAATTTTTATATATTTTTTATATATATTTTCCAATTCTTCTTCATATGGTTCAAATCCAATCTCTCCCCATCTGCTATCGTAATATTCTTGGATAGTAATATCTAATATTAATCTACAAATACCTTCAGCTGTCCAAAATGGTGCTGTTTTTCCATAACATTTGGCGGCTTCATTTTCCATGTCTGTTATGTATGGAAAACACTTTGTTATTCTTTTTTCAAACTCACCAACGAATTTATCATATTCTTTTATTTCATTTAAAACGGTAGGAATAGATGAATGATTTATTTTCCGTTCAGGAAAATATTTTTGAATTAAGGCCAGCAAGGTATCTGAATTTAGCTCTAATTGAGTAAAGTCTTCCTCATTCACATCTTTGTTGCTATTTTGATAATCAATTTTCATTTCTTTTATTCTTGAAAATTGCTCATCGGCAAGTTCTATGAGAGCACTTAACTGACTAAATGTTCTTCTCATGTGTCGTGGAGCATCAGATTCATATTTATAGAGAGTTTTATGGCTAATGGCAGCCCATGTATGCATTAACATGGTTCTTATTTGTATTTCGAATTTTAAATCTCTTAGATTGCTATAGATCGGATTGTTTAACCATTCATCTTTAAATTGAGCAATGAAATGACTTGAAGAATATCCAAATTTATCAACATCAGATTCCTCTTTTTTATCCGAATCTGATAAAACATTAAAGTTTTCTGTTATTAATTTTCTTAGTTGTTGTAGGTCTGACTCGTAATAACAAATAACTCGTAAGCCACATAGGTCTTCAATGTCACCTAGAATTTTATAACCTGATTTTCTTTGTAGCTTTTCTTTGAAGGAGTTCTCATCTTTTAACCTTGCTTCAATTGAAAATATTTCAATATCTTTATTATGTAATAATGACTCTATGGAGTGTTTTGTTTGAATTAATAAACTCTCGTATAAATGTTTTTTATTTTTATAGTCTTTTATTAAATCGCTCATGGAAAACTCTTTATTGTAAATATTTCCTATATTGTAGTTAGTTGTAATTTAATTAAAAGATGTATATTTTTACATGCAATTAAATTCCATATAGAATTTGAAGTTTAATTTTTTAATGGTCATAATAACCAAAGAGGTGATGATTATGACTATCAAGAGACCAAGAAAGAAACCTGCACGACAGCCAACGCCTATCAACGACAAGATGGAACGTTTCTGTCAGGAATATATCAAATCCCCCGATAATCAAACTGATGCTGCAATCTCTGCTGGATATGCATCTGGCAGTGCTTGCAAGCGCGCATCACAGCTAATGGCTGATCCCCGTATTCAAGATCGTATCGCACAACTTATGCAACAGCGCAATAAGCGAACCAAGATGAGTGCTGACAATGTACTCAAACGCTTGGTTGATATGCTTGATGCAGATATTGCCGATATTCTTAATGAGAAAGGCGATATTAAACCAATATCTGAATGGTCACCTATTTGGCGTAAAAGTGTTGCTGCTTTCGATATCATCGATATAGACGGTGATACACGCATTAAAAAAGTGAAGTTGCTGGATAAAATCAAGGTGCTTGAACTGATTGGTAAGCACGTTGATATCAATGCCTTTAGAGACAGAGTACAGGTCGATGTAAACGTATCATTGGCTGATAAGTTGGCATCTGCTCGTAAACGTGCTCAGCAAGGGAGCGTTGAGTAATGTTAGAAGCTTTGCAGAAGTCACCAGAAGAACAACTCATTGAAGATATCGCATCATTTACGCATGATCCATTAGGTTATGCGTATTACGCATTTCCGTGGGGTGAAGCTGGTGGAGAGCTTGAAGAATACAATGGCCCTCGTCAGTGGCAAGCCGAAGCATTAAATGAAATCGGTGAACATCTACGCAATCCAAAGACACGCCACCAGCCATTATTACTTGCTCGTGCTTCTGGTCACGGCATCGGTAAATCTGCATTTATTTCAATGATCATCAAGTGGGGTATGGATACCTGCGAAGATTGTAAGGTAGTCGTCACTGCTAACACCGAAAATCAACTACGCACTAAAACGTGGCCAGAAATAGCGAAGTGGCAACGGCTATCACTGACTAATAATTGGTTTACTTGCACTAAGACAGCTATCTACTCAAACGATCCTAATCATGCTAATGCTTGGCGTGCTGATGCGGTACCTTGGTCAGAGAACAACACGGAGGCATTTGCAGGGCTTCACAACAAAGGCAAGCGTATTATCCTCGTGTTTGATGAAGCGTCTAACATTGCCGATCTGGTATGGGAAGTTGCAGAAGGGGCGTTAACGGATGAAGGTACCGAAATCATTTGGATAGCATTTGGTAACCCAACCCGTAACACAGGGCGCTTTCGTGAGTGCTTTCGTAAGTTTAAACATCGTTGGAACACCAAGCAGATTGATAGCCGTACCGTTGAAGGTAGCAACAAAGAGCAGATTAAAAATTGGGAAGAGGACTACGGCGAAGATAGCGACTTCTTTAAAGTTCGTGTTCGTGGTGTGTTCCCGTCAGCATCAGAACTACAGTTTATTCCAACAGGTTTAACCGATGAAGCCATGAAACGCATTGTCACACAAGCTGAAGTTGCTCATGCGCCCGTAATTATTGGTGTTGACCCTGCCTATTCTGGTATTGATGATGCAGTCATTTATCTACGCCAAGGTTTATTTAGTAAGTGCTTGTGGACGGGCTTTAAAACAACTGACGATGTTGTTATGGCAAAGCGTATTGCTGACTTTGAAGATCAATACAAGGCTGACGCTGTTCATATCGACTTTGGGTATGGTACCGGCATTCACTCTATTGGAACAAGTTGGGGGCGCGTGTGGCGTTTAGTTAAGTTTGGTGGTGCATCAACAGATCCACAAATGCTGAACAAACGCGGTGAAATGTATAACAGCGTTAAGACATGGTTAAAAATTGGTGGGGCTATTGATGATCAGGAAACCGCAGATGATTTGTCATGTGGTGAATACAAGGTTCGTGTTATCGATAGCAAGATTGTACTAGAAGATAAAACAGAAATTAAAAAGCGTCTTGGTCGTTCACCGGGTAAAGGTGATGCACTAGCACTGACGTTCGCGTATCCAGTCACCAAAATAGATAGAAATTACTCCTCACCTCATTCTGGCGTTAATGTCAGCAATTCAGATTACGATCCATTCGCATAAAAAAAGCCCTCTGGAGTAGAGGGCAAACAGTCCTAAGGTAAAGCACGCTGTCGTGGTAACAATACCGAGAAAAAATGCAGTGGCATTGCATAACCAAAATGGTAGTTATAATTTTCAATATTGTCAAATAACATGTATTATTAATTTAATATGCAATATTGGTTAATCATAAAGGTGTGTCGATATGTGTAATCCATTTGGCAATACTCCAAAAATTACAACTCCTCCTGCTGTTCAGGCAGCACCTCAAGAACAAGATGCGGCAGTAACGGGTAGTCGTGATGATGAAATGCGTCGTCGCCGTGCAGCCGCAGGTCGTAAGTCTACGTTACTAACAGGTGCGCAGGGTGCGACAAGTTCAGCATCCACCAGCGGTAAAACCTTACTTGGTCAATAAGGGGTGACTATGTCAACGCCATTGAAACAACAGCTACTGCAACAACTTAATCAGTTGGATACAGAGCGTAGCTCATTTGAACCGCATTGGCGTGAATTGTCAGATTTCACTCGTCCTCGTAGTACGCGTTTTACTGCGTCTGATGTTAATCGAGGTGATCGCCGTAATAGTAAGATCATTGACCCTACGGCTTCTTTAGCTTCATCGGTGCTTTCCAGTGGCATGATGTCAGGCATTACAAGTCCTGCTCGTCCTTGGTTTCGTTTAGCAACACCTGATCCTGATTTAATGGATTATGGTCCTGTAAAACTTTGGCTAGAAACCACCGAACAACGCATGAACGAAGTGTTCAATCGTTCTAACCTCTATCAGTCATTACCGTTGATGTATGGCGATTTAGGTACCTTTGGCACTGCTGCAATGGCCGTTGTTGAAGATAGCCAGCGTATTATCCGTACCGTTCATTTCCCCCTTGGCAGTTATTACATTGCGAATAGCCCAAGCCTGAGCGTTGATGTTTGTTATCGCAAATTTACGATGACCGTTCGCCAGTTGGTAATGGAGTTCGGGATTGATAGCGTTAGCGACACAGTCAAATCAATGTGGAATTCAAGCCAGTACAGCCAATGGGTTGAAGTGGTTCATGCCGTATATCCAAACCTTGAACGACAAACAGGAAAGTTAGAGGCGAAGCACAAGCCTTTTAAATCCGTTTATCTTGAAGTGGCGGGTGATCACGAGAAAGTGTTACGTGAGTCTGGCTATGATGAATTTCCTATCATGGCGCCACGTTGGGAAGTCAATGGTGAAGATGTTTACGGTTCATCTTGCCCTGGTATGTTGGCGTTAGGTGGTACTAAAGCACTTCAATTAATGCAAAAACGTAAAGCGCAGATGATTGATAAGCTGACCAATCCACCTTTACAAGTGCCAGCCTCATTAAAAAACCAACGGGTAAATACCATACCCGGAGGCATTAACTATCTTGATGAGGTAAATCCTACTAATAAAATTCAAACGATTTTTGATGTTCAACCCGTAGCATTGAAAGCACTACTTGAAGATGTTCAAGATACCCGTCAACTGATTGATACAGCTTACTTTGTTGATTTGTTCCGCATGATGCAAATGGTGAATACGCGCTCTATGCCGATTGAAGCCGTTGTTGAAATGCGTGAAGAGAAGCTATTGCAATTAGGGCCTGTTCTGCAACGCCTTGATTCTGAGTTACTCGACAAGCTGATTAATCGCACTTTCTCAATCTTGGTAAACAAAAATTTACTACCTGTTGCACCTGATGAAATGCAGGGAATGGATCTAAAGGTTGAGTACATTTCTGTAATGGCTCAGGCACAGAAAGCGATTGGCGTTGGCAGTATCGAACGCTTTGCTGGCTTTGTTGGCAATCTGGCAAGAGTTAAACCAGAAGCTCTCGATAAGCTTAATGCTGATGATGCGATTGATAACTATGCATCGGCAATTGGTGTCTCTCCAACAATCGTTGCAACCAATGAGCAAGTACAAGCCATACGTCAACAACGACAAGCACAGCAACAACAAATGGCACAGATGCAAATGGCGCAGTCCGCTATTGATGGTGCTAAAACACTCAGTGATACCAATCTTGATAATGATAGTGCTCTTTCCGCTATGGCTGGTGGAGGTGCTCAATGACACATCCATTTGATGCGTATGAAGACGAGAGAATTGCTCGCACCGAATACGATATTCAACAAAAAAATAGGCAAGAGAAAGAAGAACAACAGCTAAAAGAGGTTATGTCCACAGAAGCTGGGCGTGCTGTTATTTGGCGTTTGATTTCTGACTCTGGCGTATTTCGTAACTCTTTTTCTAACGATCCCTATGCAACAGCCTTTAGAGAGGGCGAACGTAACTATGGGTTAAAAGTTTTCAATCAATTACACCAAGTTTGCCCTGAGCTTTATGTGCAAATGGCAAATGAAGCAGCTACACCAAGCGTTTAACCAAAATTTAAAGAATGGGAGAAGCAGTCATGAACTTATGGCAGAAATGTCGCTTGTATAACGAGCAACACAGCGAGGGAGGTGAAGGCGGTGGCGGTACAGCAACGGAACCTACTCAAGAAACATCAGCAACAGATAAAAATGAGCCACCAGCAAACAGTGATGATCCTACTAAAAGCACTGAAAAAAAGAATGGTGAAGAGCATGGCAAGCCGGCTGATAAGAAAAATGATGCCAATAAATCAGATGTAGGTGCACCTGAAAAGTATGAATTTAAAGCACCAGAAGAAGGGCAAGAGCTTGATAAAGGTGCATTAGAAGTCTTTGAGCCGATTGCTCGTGAGCTGAATTTAAACAACGAACAAGCGCAAAAACTGGTTGATGTTTATGGCTCTAAAATCATGCCTGCTATTCAGAAACAAATCAATGATGGTTGGCAAAAGCAGACTGAGCAATGGGCTAAAACTGTTAAAGCAGATGAAGAATTAGGATCAAATGAGTCTATTGGTGCAGCACAAAAGGCATTAGATACCTATGGTTCTGATGATTTGAAATTGTATTTAACAGAAACAGGGTTAGGTAATCACCCAGAGATTATTCGGGCTTTCGCCAAGATAGGCAAAGCAATGTCAGAGGACGGTCTTGTCACTGGCAACAGTAACGGCAGTAAAAGTGCTGCTGATGTTTTATTTGGATAACAAAGAGGAAATAACATGCCTGCTTTAACTCTCGTTGATTGGGCTAAACGACAAGGCCCTGACAGCAAGCAAGCGAAGATCGTCGAATTGCTGAATCAGTCTAATGAAATTCTTGATGATATGGTTTTCGTTGAAGGTAACTTACCAACGGGTCACCGTACAACCGTTCGTACAGGTCTGCCGTCAGCAACATGGCGTATGCTTAACTATGGTGTACCACCAAGCAAATCAACTACTGCTCAGGTTACTGATGCGATTGGTATGCTGGAAACCTATTCTGAGGTTGATAAAGACCTAGCTAACTTGAACGGGCAAAAGAATGAATTTCTATTGTCTGAATCAATTGCATTCTTAGAGTCAATGAACCAGCAAATGGCTGAAACAGTTATTTATGGTGATGCTACGGTTCATCCTCAGCGCTTTACGGGTTTAGCTGCACGCTTTAACGATATGAAAGCAAAGAATGCAGTCAACATCATTGATGCTGGTGGTACTGGCAGTAACTTAACTTCTGTGTGGTTAGTCGTATGGGGTGAAAACACTGTTCACGGTATTTTCCCTAAAGGTTCTAAAGCAGGTTTAGAGCAAAACCATTTAGGTGAAGTTACTTTAGAAGATGAGAACAAAGGTAAATACCAAGGCTTTCGTACTCATTTCCAATGGAAAAATGGTATCTCAGTTCGTGACTGGCGTTATGTTGTCCGTATCGCCAATATTGATTTATCCAAAATTGGTAAAGATCCAGAAAAAGCGGACACACTAGATTTGCCAGACTTGTTTATTCAAGCAATTGAGAAGATCCCTAACCTTTCTATGGGGCGTCCTGTTTTTTATTGTAACCAGCAAATTCGTAGCTGGATGCGTCGCCAAATTAAAAACAGTAAAAACGTCAATATTTCTATGGCAGAAGTTGCCGGTAAGAAAGTTGTTTCATTCGATGAAATTCCTGTTCGCCGTGTTGATGCCATCTTAACGACTGAAGATCAGGTGAAATAAGTTATTGCGGTGTCGTTTAACGGCTCCGCTAACTTTCATTTATTTGGAGATAGTCAAAATGATTTTAGATAAAGAAACGCTTTTTTCACTGGATCAGGCGGTTACTGCATCTGCTGTAAGTAAGCAAATTATCGACTTAACGCCAGTGCATGGTGCATTTCGTGATATCGGTATTGGTGAGCCATTAGAGCTGTTTGCACAAGTGACTGAACAGGCTAAAGCATCAGGTGAAGCGACGGTTCAAATTAAGTTAGAAACCGCGATAGACGATAAATTCTCTGATGCTAAATCTATCTTTGAATCTGTGGCAATACCAATTGCTGATTTAAATGCAGGTAAACGTATTGTGGCGAAAGTACCTCAAGGCGTTTTGAAGTACCTTCGTCTGCAATACGTTGTTGCAGAAGGGCCATTAACGGCGGGTAAGTTCACTGCGGGCATTAACCTAACTGTTGATGCTCATCCTATTTACGATGCTGTAACTCAATAAGGTGTGACATGTCACGATATAAGGTTTTAAAAAAATCATTTATCGCTGGGCGTCTACTTGAAATCGGTGAAGAGGTTGAGTACGACGGTATAGCTGGCGATAACTTAGCGTTAATTGGTGGCGCTGATGCTCGACTTAATACTCATAGTGTGGCTGATGGGGCTGGTGATAATACTGGTGAAGGCGTAAGTAATATTGCTGTAAGCGGTTCAGGTGTGGCGATTGACTCAAGCCTTGATGCGCTTCGTGAGCAATATACCCAGCTATTTGGTAAAGCACCTCATCACAATATGGGCGCAGATAAAATGCGCACCGCAATAGATGAAAAGCGGAAAGAACTTGGGGTTTAACCCCCGATGATAAAGGGGGCGAAAGCCCCTTTTTTATTTTCTATCTGAGCCGAGAGATATCCAATGAAACTAACCAATCTAAAAACCAGCACAGAAACTTATGAAAATGCCAAAGGTGAAAAAGAAACTCGTGAAGAATATCCATACGGGCTACGTATTTCACTTGAAAACGACACAATAGAAAAATTAGGCGTTTCTATTCCTGATGTTGGTGAAAGTATTGAGCTGTCTGCTGTTGCCAAAATACTGTCTAAATCTATTAATGAACGTGAAGGTAAGAAGTCAGTATATGTAGAGTTACAAATAACCGATCTGGCTCTAGGTGCAGGCGACACAAAATCAACGGCAGATGTTCTTTTTGATGGGGGTGAATAATGGCCTCAGAAATTGAAATTTGCAATATTGCATTAAGTCGCATTGGTAATAGTCGTTCAATTAATATCATGACTGAAGCCAGCAAAGAAGCCGTTCAATGCAACCTTCATTATGCGCAATGCCGTGATAGTGTATTGGCCGATTTTCCTTGGAACTTTGCAACTAAAAAGGTGGCATTAGCCAATACAAATAATCCTCCACCTAATTGGGCGTATGCCTATCGCTATCCTAATGATTGCCTAAAAGCCATTGGTATTGTCGAACCTCATCAAAAGTACCGTAGACCAGATACAGCAATCCATTTTCATGTTGGTTCAGATGAAAACGGTACTGGTAGATTAATTTTTACTGATCACCCTAGTGCATGGCTTGAGTATGTTGCACGTATTACTGACGTCAATATGTTTGATGCGTTATTTAAAGATGCGCTTGCATGGCGTTTAGCGGCTGAATTAGCTCGTCCATTGGCATCAAATGCGGGTGTTGGTGGTGAGGCATTACAAATTTACCAAGGTGTTATTAAAAGTGCGGCCGCACATTCATTAAGTGAGTCAGCAGAGCCAACTGATTATATGGATGAATTCACACAAGCGAGGTTGTCATAATGCCATTTAGTCTTATTCAACCTAGTTTTTCAGGCGGTGAAATTGCACCAAGCCTATATGGTCGTGTTGACCTTGCGAAGTATTCAACTGCACTGCGCAAGTGCCATAACTTTATTGTTCGTCAATATGGTGGTGTTGAGAATAGACCAGGCACACGATTTATTGCTGAAACAAAGTATCAAAATAAGAAGTCTCGCCTTATTCCTTTCCAATTCAGCACAGTACAAACTTATGCGTTAGAGTTTGGTGATCGTTATATTCGCGTATTTAAAGATGGTGGGCAGGTTCTCTATGCTGATGGTGAACATAAAGGTGAAGTGTTTGAATTAGTGACACCTTATAAAGAAGCTGATTTGTTTGATTTGAAGTATACGCAATCAGCAGATGTTATGACGATTGTTCATACTGATTATCCACCAATGGAGTTACAGCGTTACGATCATGATGATTGGAAGTTAGTCTCCGTTGAAACCAAGAACGGTCCCTTTGAAGATATCAATACCGATAAGGCAATGAAAGTTTATGCCAGTGCAAGCACGGGGCAAATTACGTTAACGTCTACGCATGATATTTTTGGTACCGAGCAAATAGGTAAGCAGTTCTATTTAGAGCAACGTGATATTGATGCGGTTCCTGTATGGGAAACAGATAAAACAACCAACCTTAATGATCAACGCCGTGCTGACAGTAACTACTATCGTGCCAATAGTGGCGGTAAAACAGGAACACTAAGACCGTCTCATACTGAAGGAATGAGCTGGGATGGTTGGGGTGGTGATACAGGGATCCAGTGGGAATATTTGCATAGTGGTTTTGGTATCGTAAAAATTGAAACTGTTAGTGAAGATGGCAAAACAGCCACAGGAAAGGTGATCTCTTATATTCCATCCAATGCTGTTGGTGAAGACAACGCCAGCCATAAATGGGCGCGTGCAGTGTGGAATGATATCGATGGTTATCCAAGCACTGTTGTTTATTACCAACAACGTTTATTCTTTGCCGGCTCTCGTGCTTATCCACAAACGATATGGGCCAGTCGTAGCGGTGACTATAAAGACTTTGGACGCAACAACCCTATCCAAGATGATGATCGCATTATCTACACGTATGCAGGCCGTCAAGTTAATGAAATTCGCCATTTGATTGATGTCGGTTCGCTGGTGGCATTGACCTCTGGTGGTGAATATCAAATCACAGGCGATCAGAACAAAGTGCTTACACCTTCCAGTTTTTCAATGTCATCACAAGGTGCTAACGGTTCAAGTGATTTACCGCCAATCTCTGTTGCGAACATTGCGCTTTATATACAAGAGAAAGGTAGTGCTGTGCGTGATTTATCGTACTCCTTTGATGTGGATGGGTACCAAGGCACTGACTTAACTATGTTGGCAAATCACCTATTTCAACGTCATCGTATTGTTGATTGGTCATTTACTACGGTTCCATATTCTATTGCATGGTGCATTCGTGACGATGGGTTAATGCTGGCTTTAACCTATTTAAGAGAACAACAAGTTTTTGCATGGGCGCCACAATCGACAGAAGGGAAATTTGAGTCAACGTGTTCGATCAGTGAAGGCAATGAAGATTCAGCTTATTTTATTGTTCAGCGCACAGTAAACGGTAAACAGGTGCGGTATGTAGAACGATTAGCCAGCCGTTTATTTACTCGTACAGAAGATGCTTTCTTTGTGGATTCTGGCTTAAGTTATGACGGTAGAAATACTGATATATCAAAAACAGCAACCATCACTGGTGGAGCGGGTGAGTGGAACTATCAAGAAAACTATCCATTAGTGATTTCAGGTGATCCGGTCTTTAGTGCTTCTGATATTGGTAGTGCCGTCAATATTCCTTATTTTGAAGATAATGAACATAAAGAGCTTCGCTGTAAGATTGTTCAATATGTATCTGAAAATCAAGTGGTTATTTCTGCTAATCGCAATATTCCACCAGTATTACAAAATACGCCCACTACTGAATGGAGTATTGCCCGCTATCGCTTTGCTGGCTTAAATCATCTTGAAGGTAAGACAGTTAATATTCTTTCTGACGCTAATGTTTCACCTCAGGCTATTGTCACCAATGGTGCAGTGGAAATTGATACGCCATCAGCCGTAGTGCATATCGGATTACCTATTACCAGTGAATTAGAAACACTTGATATCCATATTAATGGGCAAGAAACATTACTTGATAAGAAGAAACTTATTAAGGTTGCCAGCTTAATTGTAAATAGTAGTCGGGGTATTTGGGCTGGTACTGAAAAAGAACGGTTATATGAGTATCCTCAACGTCAATTCGAGTTTTACGACAATCCTGTTGATGATGCCACAGGCATTGTTGAAATTAATTTAGATGCAGATTGGAGCAAAAACGGACGTGTCTTTATTAGACAGATTGATCCGTTACCGTTAGCGGTGCTCTCTGTTATTCCGCGTATTGATGCTGGTGGTTTCTGATATGAAAAAACATCATGTACAAATTATTCCTGCTACTCATGAACATATTGTTCGTTTATTACCACATGTAAGACAAGCTGATGTTGATGAGTTCTACGCTATGTCAATGCAAACACCTGAGCATGTATTACGACATGGCTTATCTATTTCTACTAAAGCCTATGCCGGCATTATTAATGATGAAGTCGTGACTATTTTTGGTGTTGCTTCTGGCTCATTACTTACTGGTTTAGGTATCCCTTGGCTAGTGGGGACTGATTTATTAGAGCAACACCAGAAAGCCTTTCTACGGCGCTGTAAACCCATTTTAAAACAGATGTTAGGGCAATACCCAACACTGATGAATTATGTCGATGAACGTAATCATATTGCTAAGGCTTGGCTCCATTGGTTGGGGTTTCAGATTGAAGAAGTAAAGCCAGCAGGTTTACTTCAGTTACCTTTCCATCGTTTTACATTGAGGGCTAAATAATGTGTGAACCAACAACATTAGCGGCTGCAGTGATTGGTACTTCTGCATTGCAAGCATACGGACAATATACCGATGGTAAATTTCAAGCATCAGTGGCCAATCAAAACGCCAAAATTAATGAAGATGCCGCACTTGATGCGATCAATAAAGGCAACGCTCAGGCACAAGAACAACGTAGACGCACTCGCCAATTAGCCGGTACACAGGCGGCAACAATGTCAGCCAGTGGCATTGATTTAAGCACTGCGGGGGCTTTAGATATTTTGGGGGATACAGCCGCAATGGGTGAGCTTGATGCGTTAACTATGGTTAATAACGCTTCTCGTGAAGCGTATGGTTATCGTATGCAAGCTGAGAATGATCGCCTTAATGCAAAAATGGCAAGACGCTCAGGCAATATGGGGGCAATGACAACATTATTAACAGCACCTATTCAAGCTTATGGCGCGTATCAGCTGGCTGGTGGTACATGGAGTCCATTCGGTGGTGGTGGCTCAGGTGCTGCTAAAGCGGGTAAGACATTTGCTAAAACACCAAAAGGATTTTAATTATGCCAAAGGTACCTACATACGATAATAGAACGGTTATGCCTGAGCAGTTACCAAATAATGGGTTTTCTATTCAATCATCACCTGATGCTTTTGGCGCTGGCTTTGGTCGTGTTGGTGAGCAATATGTCGGTTTATTTGCAGAAGCAAAACAAAGAGCCAATGTTGCACTGGCGCAAGATGCCGCATTACAGCTACGGCAGAAAGCCAACGAACTGATGACCGATCCACAAAATGGGTTACTTTCACAGCAAGGTAAAAATGCGATTGGCAAAGCATCTGAGTACGAACAGTCATTTCGTGATTATGCTGGTGAAATATCATCAACACTGCCGGACGATATTGTTCGACAAAGCTTTATGCAACAAGCGCAAGAAATGGGTGTTCAGTTTGCATCACAAGCGAATCGTCATGAGATGGGGCAAATCAAAGCTTATGAACAAGACCAGTTTCAATCAACGCTAACATTAAATGCAGAGTCTGCCGCATCAATGTATGGCGATAATCAGGCTTATATCTCTGCACATAAACAAGTGTTTCAGCAAATAGAAGAATTTGGATTATCACACGGTTGGGGTGAAGAGCAGATCCTCGCCAAGAAACAAGAATTCAAAGTGGCAACTGCTCGTAAAGCGATTGAAAACCAACTCGGTGCTGATTATATGGGGTTCTTGGAGCGAAATGGAGAACCTTCAAGCCTTGGCGGTACTACCAGAAATAATGCGTTCTATGGTGGTACTGTTGGTAAAGTTAAAGGAATGACCCAACAGGGTAATATTAATTTACTCAATAGGCCAACAGTTAAAAATGAAGACGGATCAATTAGTACAGTAAGAACGATTTCTATTGGCACTGATGATGGTGAAGTGCTGATACCTACAGTAAGTGATGATGGTAAGTTGTTATCTGATGATGAAGCCATTGCGTTATACGAGCAAACAGGTAAGCACTTAGGGGTTTTTGATAACCCTGAAGATGCCACTGCTTACGCTGATAATCTGCATAAACAGCAAGAGAATATGTATACACCTAGTAACGGTGATACAAGAGGCGTTAGAAACAACAACCCTGGTAATATTCGTATATCTAGTAATAAATGGGTAGGGCAAACCGGTGATGATGGTGCATTTGCTAAGTTTGCCACACCTGAGCACGGCATTAGAGCATTAGGTAAAAATCTACTTTCTTATGCTCGACAAGGTTTCGTTACACCTGAGCAGATTATTAATCGTTGGGCGCCACCAGAAGATAATAATGATACTCAGGCATACATTGAGTATGTATCTGATTACCTCGGTGTTGCACCTAATCAACCATTAGATTTAACGAATCTCGATACCTTAACGCATTTATCGACAGCGATAATGTATAAAGAGAATGGGCGTAACCGTGTTAATTACACTGATGAGCAGATAGCAACAGGCATACAGTCAGCACTTGGTTTTGTTGAGTTACAAGCGACATCTGAAGCACCAAAACTATTAACTGGATCTGCCGCTTTCGATGCCTTAGATGAAGCTGACCAAGCAAAATATTTACGACAAGCAGAACAGTTACGTAAGCAAAAACAAGGTGAGTTACAGCAACAATTCGGTACTCGTGTCGCTGACTCTTACGCAGCATGGGAAAGAGGGCTTGAAGCACCTAATGCGCCTACTCATGATGAATTAATCTCTGCGTTTGGTTATGACAAAGGTTCAGCTATGTCTGCTGATATGCAAGAAGCTAAGCGTTATGCTGGTTTTATGTCAGCAGCTAAAGAGATGTCGCCACAAGCACAGCAAGCTTTGTTATCTCAAATCAAACCACAAACGGGCGAAGCAAACTACGAAAGCAAAATTCAACGTTGGGAGAAATTTGGTAAGTTCGTTGAAAGTAACATCAAAGAACAAGATAAGCAGTTTGCAGCTAACCGATTACAACTTTCCATTCAAAATAACTTTCCGCTTGATCCTAATGATAAGAATAATCAGCAGGCAGCAGATGATTACTTTGAACAACATATTCAGCAGAGCTTTAATTTACGTGATGATAATAGCTTAAATGCCGTTGCTGAACTTACTGCAAGAACAGGGATTATCCCATCACAAGTTAAGTCTGTATTGAATATGGGGGCAACATCTAAAGATCCTGAAGTTGTTCTTCCTATCGCGAAAATGTATGGGCAGATATTTGATAATAATCCGGCATCAGCTACGGATATTCCATCAAGCACAATGGCGTATTACTCAAAAGTATATAGTTTAAGTCGTGCGGGTATGCCTGATGATAAAGCGGTAGAAACTGCATTTAAGACGACATTTGAACAAGATGAACGCACTAAGCAAATGATCGCTTCTCAAATCAGGGATAAAGGATATATCAAGGATAGAGATAAAGCAGCGCAATCTAATATCAATGATTTTTACCCTTGGTATAAACCATTTTCTTCACCAAGCATTAGTAAGCCTGGTACTCAAAATGGCGCTTACTTACGTGACTATCAAACACTGTATGACGCTAACTTTGCTGAAACAGGCGGTGATGCAGAACTCGCCAAGAAAATGACCAACGCTCAAATTAAAAGAACGTGGGCGGTATCTAATATCAATGGCAGTGAAGAAGTTATGCGTTATGCACCAGAAGCCGTATACGGTATTAATGAATCAGGTGCTGGCAACTGGATCTCGGGTCAATGGGAAGAAGAGAAAAAGCAATTAATGTCTAAGTCATTTGGTGGTGCTTCTTCTGGCACTGAAATCGTTATTGTCTCTGATGCAGTGACACCAAGAGATTACAGCTACGGCATAATGATAAAACAAACCGGTAGTGATGATATCCCTATTTATCGTCCATACACGGGAGATAACGGCTTACCTATTCGTTTTAAACCAGAACAGTCATCATCACCAATGTATAAAGAGGTAATGGAAAAACGCCAGCGCAGTGTTAAGGAAGCTCAGGATAAAAGGGAACGAGAAGAAGCATTGGATAAATCACGCTCAGAATTTGATGAACGTCGTCAAAATATCCGTGAGCAATATAAAGAAGCTCACAATGAGCGAGTAAATAAATTCAATAATTATTTTTCTTGGAATAAAAACTGATGCCTATTTACGAACAACAACCTGATGATGTTTTATCTGCGGATATTAATGCTGTTCAGCAACCTGAACCTACTTATGGTGATAATGTTTCACCGTCTTGGTATGATCCTATTAATCCGCTTGATGATAGACGGCAAACTAAAGAATTACGTGATGCGGCGTTTCGTATCGATAACTCAGTGGGTAGTTTGATTGCTACTGCACCTTTTAATCAATTTGAAGATGTAGACGACTATAACCCATTTGAAGATGAATTAACGCTTTCAGGTTATGAAGACTATGCCGATGCCTTTATTCATTCAAACTCTCCTCAAGAAACAGCTGCAATAAAACAACGTATTGATCGTGAGCGTAACGATAAGCAAATGTTAGCAGATGCTGGCGGTGCTGGTGTTGTGAGTAGTATTGCTATGGGGGTTATTGATCCAATTAATGTTGCTGCAATGATGATACCAGGGGGAGCCATTGTAAAAGGTGGCAGTGTGGCCACAACCGCAGGTAAGTTTGCATTGGCAAATACTGCTGGGGGCGTAGCTTCTGAAATGGCATTACATAGTACCCAAGAAACACGAACATTAACTGAAAGTGCAATTAACATTACACTTGATGCCATGATCGGTGGAACCTTAGGGTCAGCCGCACAGTTAGTAAAAAACCGGGGTGAATTGGTAACAAAAGTAAGAAATGATTTAATTGGAGAACAACAATCAGGGCAACAAAATATTCCAAATAATATTCCTGATAATTCTAGTGTTGGTGCAATGGAAGTACCTAACACCACATTAGAACAAGAAACCTTAAAAGGGCCATCATTTATTAATCGTACGATGAATGTTAGCCCTGTTGGCCGTGTTGCTCAATCCCCCTCTAAAACAGCGCGTCAAATTAACCAACAACTCACAGAAAATAACTTTACCTTTGCTAAAAATGAAGAAGGTATTGCGACATTTACCGCTGTTGAAACAAAAGTGAGAGGTTATGAAACTCTCGTTTATAAACAAGTAGAATCAACGAAAGACCACTTTAAACAATATCGTCAATCTGGTGGCCGTGATATGAATTATTACCAATTTAGTGAAGCTGTTGGTGATGCTATGCGCAATGGTGATACTCATGCAATACCACAAGTGGCAGAGGCAGCACGTTCTATTAGACCTATTGTCGAAGCAACCAAAGATAGAATGGTTGAATTAGGGATCTTACGTGAAGGTGTAAAGGTGACAACAGCACAAAGCTACTTCCCTCGTATTTATAAATTCGACAAAATTTTAAATGATCGTACTGAATTTAAGAAAATCATTGCTGATTGGTTAGAAGAGATTAATCAAACCTCGATAAATAAAGCCAAAGGTAGTCTTGATCGTGCTGAAATTGGTATTGATAAAGCACGTAATGCTTTACCACAAGCTGAACGTTTAGGGCTTGAGATTAAAGAGGCTGAGAGTTGGTCGGGTAAAAAGTCTTTGCTGATGGATGATATTAATAAATATCAAAAAATCATTAATGAAAAGAGTACGGTAGAAGTTGAGCTAAATTCACTTTCTAACCTTACTAAGTTAAATAAAACACAAACAAGAAGACAAGCAACATTACAAAGAAAATTACAGCGTATTAATGATGCTGAGAATAAATTACCTGCGTTACAGCGTAGCGTAGATATTCTTGATAATCCCCGCAAGTTTAGGAATGAACATCGTCGTTTAACACGAACTGCGAATTCATTAACTCGCCATGACAGAATTAGGCAATCAGCATTAAATCGCATGACACCTTTAGAGCGTGAAGAGTTAGATGCCGCAGCAGATGATATCGTTAATAAAATTATCGGGGCACCGTCAGGCATTGTACCCAGTGAACTGATCCCTGATGGGTTAGTTAAACGTGCTGGTTTTACAAAAGATAGAACGCTTAACATTCCTGATGAACGCATTAAAGACTATCTCGAATCAGATGTTAACTATGTGATGGAAAACTATATTCGCCAAGTTGCGCCTGAAATTGAACTCACGGCTAAATTTGGTCGTGTTGATATGGATAATCAAATCAAAGCGATTACAGAGGAATACAACCAGCTTATTGCTGATGCAACCACACCTAAAGAACGTAGTCGATTAGAAGCACGAAGAGAGGCGGATTTACGTGATATTCGTGCTATGCGTGACCGTCTATTAGGAACTTATGGCGCACCTAAAGATCCCTCTAGTTTCTTTGTTCGTGCTGGTCGTGTGGCTCGTCACGTTAACTTTTTACGTTTATTGGGGGGTATGACAATATCATCGTTACCTGATATGGCTCGTCCGATTATGCAACACGGTTTACGTAGTGCGTTAAAACCATTGGGTAAGATGCTAACTGATATCAGTGCTATGCGCATTGCTAAGGCCGATTTGCGTGAAATGGGTATTGGCCTTGAATATGCATTATCCAGTCGTTCTAAAGTGATTGCTGACCTTAGCGATCCCTATAGCAGACGTAGCTATTTAGAGCGTGGTTTACAGTGGTCGTCACAGAAATTTGGTAACTTCACATTAATGAACCAATATACAGACACGATGAAAATGTGGTCTGGGCTTATTACTCAATCTAAGGTACTGAAAGCAGCAAACACTTTAGATGCTGGTGGTTCGTTAAGTAAACGAGAAATAAAGAAACTGGCTCATATAGGTATTGATGAATCAATGCTAAAGCGTATAGCAGATCAGTTTAAACGACACGGGGAAGACTTAGACGGCATGTTAACAGGGCATAGCCATTTATGGGATGATCGTGTTGTGCGTGAAACTTTCCAAGCGGCAGTATTAAAAGATGTCAGAACTACAGTTATAACACCCGGTATTGGTGATACACCATTAATGATGAGTAGTGAATTAGGTAAGATAGTTATGCAGTTTAAAACCTTCTTCTTTGCTACTCATAACAGAGCGTTAGTATCTGGCATACAATCAGGTGATACATCATTTTACTATGGAGCATTGCTTCAGGTTGCACTTGGATCCCTAGTCTATATTCTCAAGGCTAAAATGGCAGGGCGTGATATTAATACCGAACCGGCTAACTTAGTAAAAGAGGGGTTAGATTGGTCAGGAATGATGGGCTGGCTAGGTGAACCTAACAATGTATTGGAAAACCTTAGCGGTGGTACTTATGGTATGAGTGCTATGTTTGGTGGGCCACCAGCATCACGTTATCAAAGTCGTAATGGGATTGGTGCATTATTGGGTCCTACATTTGACCTTGGCGGTGATATTAAAAACATCACATCAGGTGTATTAAATGGTGAGTTTGATGATAGAGAAGTGCGATCTGTACGCAAACTATTACCTTTCCAAAACTTGTTTTATTTGTCACCATTATTGAATCAGGTTGAAGAACAGATGAAGTAGGGAAAACGCCATGTGGAATAAAGATAAGTTATTAAAAATACAGAAAGATTATGATGATGCAATGCTTAGCTACAATACAGCAAAATATATTCTTATTGCCTGTATTTTTGGTATGTCTATGAGCTTTATCTTCCTACGTGGCGAAACCATATTATTTATTTTTGCGACAATAGGCTTATGTTTATACTTTTTTCACTGCAAAGATAAGCTTAAAAAAGCAGAGTTAGTAATGGACGATGCTTGTAAAAGTCTTTTCGGTAAGAAATATAAAGACTCAAAAAGTGATTTTATTAACGAAATATATAAATAATGTGATTTATGTATATTTAATACAACTATTTTTTGTTTCTACCCCTACGAGGTAGCATTTTGGGCATAGAATCTTTTTTATCATTATTAATTGAATCATTAACTTCTTTAAAAACATCAAAATCAAACCAAGAAATATGTGTTATATCTTCTGTTGACAAGATTATATCAAGTTTATTTTTAATAATTCTTTTGGTTTTCACTGTTCTTCCAGAACGAACCTCTTTAGTTGAAGGGTAAATATTAGTAAATTCAACTAACAAGGTATCTTTGTTTCTATATCCTGACATTATGGGGAATATGGAAATAAACTTATTAGGGCCTTCTTTTTCATTTGGTTCAGTTAAACCATTAATGAGCCCTACATAAACTTTTTTTGATGAAAGATTGATAAGTACCGAACGTTTAGGTGTTGACTCAAGCGCATCATACAACATTGAATCCATCGTTCCTGGCGAAATGGTTTTTCTCAGTATTTTTGCATTTTTTGCTTGTCTGATTTTTTTATATAAATTTGCGTGTTTTTTTCTATGTTGCATTCCTTTGAAGGAATTTTTTATCCATACAGCTATGACATAAATTATTGATGAAATGATGGATGTAAAAGATAAAATTATTAACCAAGCATAGATTCTATCAGTCTCTTTATTACCAGTGACTTTAAATTCTGTGATTATCAAATTAATTAAATGAAAATCAGGGAAGAGGAATTTTACTACTGTTGCAATAATCACAGACGCTATTAAACAAAGAGTACCATGTGTTGCAACCTTCAGATAAAGTAATTGTCCATCGTGTCTATGTAGTCTGAAGTAGTGGTATGGGTTAGCGATTACCATTATATAACCGCTAACCAAAATGGGAATTAAGAGTAAAGCTAGCACTATTTATCCTTGTTTAGCAATGCTCTTTTGTCTGTTGCCAGCAACTATAGTGCGAGCCATTTCCTGCATTTTTTTAACTTCTGGTAACTCGGCGAGTTCATCAGAAGGAATATGCACTGAACCTCTCTTACTAACACGAACATAAGCTTTTACTTCAACATTTTGAGATTGTTGAGGAGTGGATGAACGTATTGAACGATTTCTTGAAAAATATCCAAACATAAAGACCTCCTCGTACACTGTAAAAAGTTAACCAATAAGATTGATATTATCAAGTATACACAATTTTTCACCTGTAAACAGAATTTTTATTCTTCTTATAAGAACAAGTTTTTTATATGAAAGAAAAGCATCATAACTATTATGATGCTTAATATTTTTTATGCTTATCTGGTTATTTTACTTCTTAAGCTCATTTAAAATACATTCCACCAACGGTATTATATTTTTATTGCCTCTCATCTTTTGAACTATAAAGTTTCTCATTGCTATCAGTTCTACAAGTGGAGCTGATACATCATGACCATCTTCTCCCATCTTTGTTAAAAGTGCTTCAAGGTTTGATTTTGTAATTAATTTTTCAATCCCTTCATCGGTATTCACTACATCTGGATAGTTAGCTGGTGCAGGGTATTCATACTTCTTTTCCATTGCTAAAGTCCTCACTAATGAAAACGGTCACGCAAACTATAATAACGTAAATGTATTAAAATGTTTATCTAAATGGTTAATCTAATTTTCTATATGATAACCATTATTGCAAATATGGATATATTTTATAGTTAAACGTATCATATCCTCATTAACACCAGAGGAGATGGGCAATGACTGTATCTACTGAACTAAGCCATGAAGAGTATGTAGGCAATGGCGTAACAACGGATTTTGATTTCCGCTTCCGTATCTTTGAAAGTAAGCATTTGATTGTTGTGGTTGCTGACAATGACGGCAATGAAACAACATTAAAGAATGGCACTGATTACACTATTGTTGGTGCAGGTTCCTATCATGGCGGTAAGGTGGTTTTAAATAAACCTTTAGCCAAAGACTGGAAGATATTATTAGAACGTGATTTACCCGTTGTACAAGAAACTGACTTACGTAATCAGGGGAAATTCTTTGCAGAAGTACATGAAGATGCCTTTGATTATCTAACGATGTTAATTCAAAAAGCATTGGGTACTTTCTCGTTGAGTCTGCGTAAACCTACTTATTTATCGAACTATTACGATGCCAAAGGTAATCGTATTGCTAATTTAGCGCCTCCTAAGTTGGGTACTGATGCAGTAAATAAAGACTATGTTGATAACAGTATTAAGTATATTGATAGTAAGACATTAAGGGTGAATGATAAGGATATACAAGCATTACCATCAGCTGAGCAACGCAGAAATAAACAACTTGGATTTGATAATGAAGGCTATCCTCAATTACTTGATCCTGCTGAAACTGGTTCACTTGGTTATGTCTTTGTTGACTCTTTTGAAAAAGGTGCAGAGATAACAACTCGCTATCAAGCTCTTCATTTTGAAAATAATGGAGAATATTATCGTTGGGATGGTGTGTTACCAAAAAAAGTAAAGTTAGGATCAACTCCTAGCAACTCTGGCGGTATTGGGGTTGGTAAATGGATTAGTGTTGGTGATAGTGTTATTAGATCTGAAATTAATATTATCGAAAGAAATTTTAATAATATTTTTGAAATGCTGAATTCCAGCAGAACAAGAAACGAACAAAAAGTTTTTGTTGGTGGTTATTATGAAAAAACAGATGGTGGAGCTGCCAATTGGCATCGAAATACAACTCTTGATGGCGGTACATACACAGGATTACCAGTGTTCTTAAATGGAAATATTGTCATTTACTCTCCATCTGGTTTTGCATATGTATTAGATACACCACTTGTAACGCAAACAATTGATTTGCGGCAAATAGGTGCTAAAGAATCAGAACATATTGACCATATTTTTTCTGTTGCGACTTCATACTGTAAAAGTAGCAAAAATGTAAAAAGAATTGTTATTGTTGGTAATTATACCCATGAAAACCCTTTAGTTATTCCTGAACGAGTAGAGGTTGACTACCTAAATTATTTATCATCATCT